CAATTTTCTAAATATTCTCGCCCTTTTTCTGTTTTGTTCAGTTTGTAAATAAAAGCATCTCTACGCAAGCCTAAATACACATCAACCGGCAACTGCTCAATTTCTAAAAAACTAAGCCTCGCATAGTCCATAACCAATTTTTCAGATGCTGTAAACACTTCGTATTCTCGCCCTTCATCGTCCCCTTCAGGACAATAGGGCAGTTTTAGTTTGGGCTAGATGTTACCTCTGTTACAAACTTAATGTATTCTTTGACAAATTCCGTTGCATCCTCAAAATCAAACATTTTATTTATTGTTTCGGCCGTATACTTTTTCTTCTGGTTCTGATTTACAATCATTTCCACCAGTTTGTACATTCCATCAGCGTTTTTGATATCGCCAACGTCAATTATTTCATCAAAATATCGCCAACGTCAATTATTTCATCAAAAATTGCTTTACTTGGCATCGGCAACATTGCGACAAAGCCATCGTGAAGTTTAACCGGCAATTTCTTTTTCTTTTTTTGTGTGAAATCTAACATAATACCACTCCTTTTATAATAGTACGAGGGCGCCGAAGCACCCCCCTCATGAAATTACGCTGTAATTGTGCTATCGGTTTCGCTGTACAAAATAAGCGTTCCGTCCTCATCATGTGGCTGTGCCTTGAATTCGGCATTGATAACTGTTTCTTTATCTTTTGCAAAGGCTAATTCAAAGCCTGCTTCATTAGAACCTACGATAGTAATGCGAGTGTCTCCATCCACTGCGTCTTTATGTACAAAATGGATAACATACTTTTTACCATCATGTTTGCCAACCCCACCGATTTTTACCGTTCTAATTTTCTTTACTGCATCCTCCGTTACTCTTGCGGTGGAAGATAATTTACCCAAAGTATTTCCATTCCAGGTCATAATGCCAGATTTTAATGTTGCTTCTTCGTCTGTAATAATTTTTTTAGATACAACGCCTAAATCATCTTTTGCCTCGTAAAACGAAGGCTTGTAGCTTAATGATGCCCCACCTTGGATATACCCAAGTAATTTGGCTTCAACCTCTATTGCTGCATCCTCTGGTAATGTAGTATTGAATTCGTCAATGTACAATTTTCCGCTACCCAGTACAATCTTTTCTGTTGTCATATACAATTCCTCCTTTATTTTTTAAATACATAATCAATACTGTATGCCACTTGTAGCATTTTTTCACTGTCAATCCACGCTTCATTTTTCGTAATGTCGCAACCAATGAACAAGGCTTCAATTGCCCGTTCGGTAGTTTCATTTTTTGTGTCTGAATAAAATTCAACCGTCAATGAACGGTCGATAATCGAGTTATCAAAATCTCCGCCCCTAACTTCTTCACTACCAACAAAATAGACAATAAACGGAGGGCTGACAACTGTTTTAAATGCCCTGTAGGTAACTGGTAAGCCTAATGTCTTTAGCTTTGTAAAAACTTGTGCCAATGTCATTCCAATGCCTCCTTTAGCCTTTCTGGGAGTGTGTCCGCTATCTTCTGTGCATCTTTCCAGTGTGGGAATGCTTTGGTTCTTCCACCATTCCTTGTTGCGTGTCCGTTTTCCAGTAAATGCCCAATCTGATATTTCTTGTTTGCCACAACAATTTTGTGCATTCCCTTTTCCTTACCTCTCCCTTTGTAAATATTTTTTAGGTAGAATCCTTTTTGATATTCGCCCGTCTGTTCTGGGATGATGGGATTGCTTTCCAAATCTTCAAGGGTATCTTCCGATACTTCGCCTATAATCTTTTCGATTGTTTCTTCAACACCGTCCTCGTAATCTTCTAAGGTTTTTGCGATAAGCTTTGCGAACTGGTCTACTGTTATGGTTGGCATTTAAGCACCTGCCTTTTTGGCAAGGTAAAGTTCTGTCACTCCGTCGCTTCGTGGGTATGTGCGATATATGGCGTATCTGACGTTGTTGTACTTCACAAGCACCTCATTGTCGTAACCTTCCGATTCAACCATCAAGGACAATTCGCTTTTAATACCGTCTAGCCCTGCGTTAGAGCGTTCGCTTGATGTGATGGGTAATTCTGCACACCACCGCATTTCTTCATTTTCGGTGGGTATTTCTTGCCCTATATCGTCTTGTGTGAATGTTTCCGAAATTAAGTAGCAAACATTATCTAAAGATAGATTATTTTTAGATGATACGTTTTTAAGAGCCATTTTTAGCACGCCCCTTTGTGATTCGATTTCGTATGCGGTATTGCAAGTTATTTGCAAGTCCGATATCTTCTGTACGGTTTCTATATCTCCATGTGGCATAATCGGATAATAACACTTGATCCTCTACTGTTGTTAGGTCAAGTGTTATGCCTTTGCTCTCAATTTCAACCTTACATGCCCCGATCTGGGCAATAAAAAAGGCATCACGCAAATTATGTGAGATGCCCAAATCAATTTTTAATAATTGTAATACAGTTTCCATGTATAAACCTCCTTAAAAAGGGGCTTTCGCCCCTTGTGATTAAGCTTTAGAGGTCACCGTGGCTGTGCCATATCTCTTAACCTTGCCGTCTGTGCCGACTTCACATAAGCTGATTTTGTGTCCCGTAGTAGCTGTAATGTCAGCTTTTTCGTCCCATACAGTCCAACCGCTTAATACGTCACCGTATGCAGCAGTAGGGGCGGTAGTAGCATGTGTTTTGTACTGATATGTACGCCCAATCAGTTTAGCTTCTGCAATAGCAATAGATGTATTGCCACTTTCTGCACCTGCTACAGAAGTTACAGTTAAATCCTGTAATGCACCTGCATCAACATTTACCGCCACAAACGCATCAGATTTTGTAGGCTTACCGTCAAATCTACCTAAACCTCTGAACGCTGTCTGATTTTCGATGAATTTAACATGTTCGGAGTTGTCGATTGTAATTGTTTCACGCTCAACGAGTGTGTATTTGTTGAAATCACCGAACAATACTGTATCTTCGTCCATGTGATTGCTAAATACTACGCGAATACCGCAAATATCTGGGTTGGTGAGGTTTGGTAATTTGCCAACTGTATTACCGCTTGCATCAACATTGATTGAGAACTCAACAAAACGGTTGTAATATGTAGCACGTTTCATGACTGCTACAATTTCACCAATGCTATCCTCGCCTGTGTCAATTAATGTTAGCTTTTTAACTACATTAACCAGTTTGGAAATGTCCGCTTCTGTTTTATGCATTGCAGAAAGTTTAAACAAAATGCCCTCTGGCTGTTTGCTCGCAGAGCCTAAGCCCTTCAAGATTGCACCGTCAAGACCTAATGCGATTGCTCGTGCAATTTTCTTTGTCACATAATCGTCAAGATTAATGATACTGTCCTGAACCATTGCGTTAGAAACAAATGTTGCCTTTCCAATCAAAAAACCATCAAAGTCAATTTTTGCGATTGCGCCAACATCGCCAACTGGTACACTATCGGTCATTTCTACCCATGTTGCGGCGGATGTGTCAGTATCAACTAAGATTCTAGTTGTGCCATTTGCTCTGATTTTGTTTACCAATGGATAAAGGGTTGTGTAATCTCCCATAATATCCATGATTCGGTTAACCACTACCTGTGGGATTGTCAAACCTTCTCCACCTACTGCTCTAAGATTTTTAAATTTGTCATAGAAGCCTTTAACTTCGTCTCTTTCGTAGTATTCGCCATTTTTGATTAATTCTCTGACTTGGTGTTTGTTCATTTCTAAGTCACTCCCTCTTTTTTTACTCTCTTTTTTCGCCTGCGCTGGTAGTGGTTGTTTGGAACGCTCGTCAATATCTTGTAATTCTCCCTCGATGCGTGTGATTTCAGCTTGCACACCTAGGATTTTAGTGTCTACATCAGATTCGGCTGTTTCTTTTTCCAGTGCTTCAATTTCACTTTGCACCAACTCGATGTCTTTGTCGGTCTGCGTTTCTTCAAGTGATGTTGCCAAATCCACAGAACGCTTATTAAAGCCACTTTTCTGTTCGGTCAATCCGCTTAAATCCGATTTTCTTTGTTTCAATTCCGCTTGCAATTTCAACTGTTTTAACAATTTAACCCCTCCAACCTTTTTCTTAGATTACTTTTTGTCTGTTCCAAACTTCTCTTTTTGGATTGTTCAAAATCTTTTTGCCTCGCTTGTATTTCTGTCTGCGGATATGCCGGAAAGGTACAAGGTGAAACCTCATAAAGTTTTACCTCTGTTTCGGTATATACCCAATCATTCCCACGTTCTTCGTATTCCTCTTTTACGGTGTCAAACCCAAAAGAACAACCAGTAACATCTCCGCGCTTTACTCTTTCATATGCGTTGACCGCCTCGCTGTCAGCGTTGTTTATTTCGACTTCACCGTATAACCCATGTGCATCAGTTCTTAATGTAAGAGTTTTGCTTGCTGTTCGCCCAAGGACAATATCGCGGTTATGGTTAAACAGGCACCTTACATCGTCATTTTTCAAACTGTTGTCAAATGCACCAACCGCTATTTTTTCAAAGCAACCTGCCCATAATTGAGTTTCTTGATTAAAAACTGCAAAATATCCAGATATGTACTTTTTGCCATCATCCTCTCTGGTTTTAAATTCTGAATCAAAATATGCGTGTCTTTTTTCCAAATTATTTCCCTCCTTCCTGTACCAGTTTCTTTTGCTTGCCTACGTCTGCTATTGGCAAGTAGTTTTCCAAAACGATATAATCGTTCATACCCTCAACGTCAACAGGAGCATAGTCAAATTCTGTCCTACCCTCGTTTCTGTTCAACATACCGCCTGCAACCAATTCTTTTACAAATTGAACCTGCTCGTTAAGATTGTATTGCATTAATGATTTCGGATTGAGTTTGAAATACATATTAGGCGAAAACAAAAGTTTCTTGCTTAGTTCTTGTTGTATGATAATCGCAATAGACATTATTTTAGTGGAAACAAAGTTGTTGTACTCGTCTTTGTTGAACTCACCAACGCCTACCATGAATGGCGGTATACCGATCGCGCAGGCTATTGTTTTAATATCTAATGTGATACTGTCCTGTATTGCTAAATCGTTTAGCGTAAGAGGTTGTACCGTCTTAATATCAATCTCGCCTGCTGGAATCAACCAAGGTTCGCCTGCTTCGGTGGTGTCGGTGTAACTCCCAAGAATTTTCTTCCTTAATTCCTTGTCTTGCAGTTCCTCTGTGTCAGATTGAATTGAAATAATTAAACTAGGCTTCCATTTTGACCTCAAAAAACCTGTCTTGGTTGCATTGGCTTGAAGCAGATTATTGACAGTCTGAGTTAACATCTTGGTGTAACCTTGCCCCTTGAATGGGCAATCATCATCAGGGTTTAACACAAAATGTAAAACTTCATCGGGATAAAATAATTTCCCCTTGTATCGAATCCAATACCCATCTGGCGTTTTGTCAAAATACAAACTCGTGGCTTGCAAAATATCCAAATTGTCAATGAATCCATTACTCGTTTCTGGATATACAACGCTGTTCCCAGTCATGAACATATCTGTTACGATTTTATGAATAAAATTCTTTCGTGTCATGTCCTTGTTTGGGTAGACATCAATCTTCTTCGACAATTCATTTTTTAACCTTACGTCACCGTTTTCCCCATTTTCCATTAACATGATCGTCATGTCAGAAACCAAATCGGCTATCTTATAGACACATCGCCTTATTTCCTCATTTTGAGATAATGGCGTATATCCAATAGGGCAAAGGATATCTGATGCGTCCGAACCATTCAGCCACATTGTAACCGGGTCTGCCCGTGTCTTGCTTGCTTGTTTTTTAAACGGATTTCTAATATGAAACACCTCCTAAAACCATTTGCTTGTTTTACTTCCTTCCATATCCTCTAACATTCTTACTACTGCAAAAACACTAGCGTCAAAAATATCTATACGCTGCGTTGAACCTACTTTTTCGTACTGCATCATATCATCAGTCTTTTCTATTGCCTTGACGTTCTGTACGCAATATTCGTAAGGTTCGGCGTGGAGATAATACAATTTGCCATCTTTTGCTTTCTGCTCTATAAACCTAAAACCTTCTGATTTCTTGTAAAAATACTGGGGTTGGTCAATAATGTTAAACCCTGCCTTCTTCATACCGATGAAGTACTCTCTGCAAAACTTTCTGTCATGCCCAACCTGTTTTATCTTAAAGCCTTTTTTTCTCATGCCGATATACCAATTAACAATCTCGGCATGATTGACAGTGGCAGCATTGGACATATCTAGCCACCCATCATCTTGCCAACCGAATAGGGGTATATTGTCCTCGTCCGCCTTTTTGGCAGCCGCAACAATCGGGAACCACGCATGGGGAATGATAATCAGCACATCACCATACATTCCAATCAATGTGCCTGCTGTCAAGTCATGCAGTTTTGACAAGTCAGAACCGCCATACCATTTGATTGACATCTTTGTCAGTTCTTCCAACGTCCAGGTGTATTTCCTGTCGGACCGTCTAAACTCGTCTAAGTTGAAATAAGCCTTAATAGCTGCCGTAAATACATTTAATGACTTTGCGAAAAAGTCTTTTCTCTGCTGTGGGTCATTCATTGCCTGTAAACTATCATTCAGTATTTCGTCTGGGCGGATTGAAATTCCATATGCCGGGTTCGCTTTTTCGTGAACAACGGGATTTGTGTAATCAATGTTACCACTTTCATCCTCATCAGCTTCGCAAATAAAAATAAAATATTGTTCGTCCTTTACCGTCTTGTCTAATACCTTTTTGCAATATTGAACTTTCTGATAGCAAAAACTTGTCATATCATCACCTGCTGTTGTTATGCCTATCATCAATTTATTGGTGTAGGCTTTCATGGCTTCTTTGATGATGTTGTATTGTTTAGGTGATTTGAACGCATGAATCTCATCAGCTATTGCAATATTGCAATTTAAACTGTCTTGACGGTCTACGCTGGCTGCTAAGGCTCGCACAAATATACTGCCATCGCCTAACGCTGCTGAAATACTATGTTCATTGTTATTGTCGATGATACGAAAGTTTTCAGCCTCCCCCATGTTGTTGATGTTGAATTTAATAAAATTCCAGCTTTCAAGGGATTGCGTAAGGGCGGCGGCTGTGATGTAAACTTTGCTACCACTTTTTCGATTAAGCAATCCCAACCCCCAAGCCAACGCCCCAGCAAATGACGTTTTAATGTTCTTTCTAGGCATGTAGATAAACGCCTCCTTGAACCGCCTTATCTTCGTACCTTTTTGAAAGAAACTAAGAAGGTTATAAACAATAAATTTGTGGAAGTCCGTCAATAAAAATGGCTTACCTTGCAATGGTGTTCCGTCTAGTGTCTCTCCCTGTGCATGGCAAAATGTACTTTCAATTATTTGAATAACAAACTCTGCATCGTCTGGCTTGAAATCATACTCGGTGTTGTTTAAATCATCTATAAACCTTTGACAACCGATGATTCGATACTTATTTGCAATCGTCTTACCGCTAATGATATTTTTCGCATACTCCATTACCGTACCGTAGTCCTTGTATTTTTTAGCCAAGAGCCATCAACGCCTTTGCAAGAGTGCTTTCCTTTTTATCGGAGGTTCCTTTGTCAGCTAATGCCTTAGGATTCAGCTGCAGACGGTCGGAATATTGGAGTATGTCTTTCCGCAATGTCTCAATCGTGGAAACAAGGGCGGATTTTTTTGTTCCACCTGCCGCTGTGAACTCATCACATTTATAACCAGCATCTTCCAATTGCTTGGTGTATATATAATACTGCTCCCACATCTCCGCATAAACCTCAATAATAGGGTCATATTCTTGCTTATATGTTCGCAATCTGGCCATCGCATCAATCGTATTTTTTTTAATTGTATCCTTATACTTTGCTTTTCTCGCCATCCTTGTCACCTCCTCAAAAAAAGTTTTGTAAATGTCGGCAGAGTTGGAAGAACTTCCTCTCCTCGGTATCCTATTAGGCACATTTAACTATTAAAAGTGGGGGGGATAGTCTTATTTTTATATATTTCTCCTAAAAACGTCAGCTTATTTGTATTTCTATCGTGCATGGCGTTGTGTGCCTTGCTCGACAACGAAATTAAATTCCAATCACAATACCCATACTCTGGATACTCGCTTAACGGATAGATATGGTGTACTGTGTCGGCATCTGTCCTCTTGCCATACCTTAAACTTTCTTGGCACATATATTTATCACGTCTTAATATCTTTGCACGCTTCTTCTTCCATCTTGGTGTTGCGTAAAAATAACTCTGCCCCACGCCATCACCTCCCTCAATACAAAAAGACATCAAACCTTTAGCCAACCATCCTAAAGGTTTTCTTTTGCCCTTGCAGCACGTTCTAAGTTCGACGCAATCTCTCTTGTCTTTTTGAGAATCTCGTCCAACCCATCCACTGTTATGCCAACAACAATATCATTTTTATTTCTAAATCCCATTTCATCAGCACGCTTAATATCTCTTACGTAATCTTTCTTGTAAGGATCATAGGCATCAAACCCTCTGATAAATTCACTCTCCAACAAATGGTCAAATCTTTTCTTTAATGTTTCATATTCTTTTTTATAATCCATGAATATTCCTCCTATCCATATAAAAAGCACCAACCATATAGGTCAGTGCTTTTCAAGTATAGAGTCTCTTTTCCATTTTGTTTGTGTGTAAACTCTTACTAATACTAGTATATCATACAATTATGTACCGTTTGTCTCAACTTTATTTTCTGACTGATAACAAATAGAAGAATTTTCTTCTGGTCCGATAAAACACTGCCCGACTACATGGAATGTTTAAGTATTCATACGCTGTTTTTTTTGTTACATTCTCTATGATGTACTGATATATCTCACTGTCAGCCTGTATAGCCGTCTGCTCAATCAACTCCAAGTCATTAGCCAACTGTACTCTACTCTCTGCCTGTCGTGCTGTCCTATCGCCTGTACCACTACCACTAGGCATATCCGAATATGTTATAGCTGATATCTCGCACATGGAACGCAGCCTTTCTTTCTTCTCCGTATACTGCCTACAGAAATATTTCAGTTCTCTATATCGGTCCTGCGAAATTTCATATTCTTTCAAACTCAAATCTCTTCCGTTTGGCAATCTGCACCCCCTATATAATTTCTTCCATCCTACCGTACACGCAACTACCCTTGGTGTAAAATACAAACACCTTCCGACCGTCACACTCCACTACGTCACCATGCCACTTGCGTGAATCGATCGTGCCAATCTGCTTACCGCCAACAATCAATTTATATTGTTTAGTCATTCCACACCACCCTCCATTTCGTTTCCCCATAATTTTTCCGCTATATCAACCTTTTTCTTTAATTCCTTAACGTCTTTTCCTGCGTAAGCCAAAGAATAAGAATGTTCTCTTGGAAGTTCTCCGCTTTTTAATTTCGCATGATAATCAATCGATTTTGCTAGTTTATCCTTGAAATATTTCAAGCTTTCTGGCATCGCAAGCGTTATTTCTGCTGATTTGTTTTCCCAGTATTCCGCTTTTCTTTTTTGTTCTTCTGTTTTATCATTTAAAGCAACGCCATTTTCTATCCGTTTCCAATTCCGTTCTATTAATGCTCTGTGCCTTTTTTCACTATGGTGTCCGACTTTTATCGGTTCGCCAAGGGAAAGAAACTCCTTGCCCTCTTGTGCTTTATCAAACCACTCATTTTGTTTTTTCTGCGAATTTGTAGAAGCATTTGCATACCTTTCCACTTTTCTTTCTGCATAGGTTTCATTTTCAATTTTGACGATTGAATAATAATATAACCCAGCTTTTTCAAACAAAAAATTGTAAACCTCGCAATCCACTTCTTTTCCGTATTTTGTTTCAAGTTGAATTATGTCCCCTTTTTCGCATTCCTCGTCGCATTCAGCAACCCATACATTAGGGCAGTATTTTTTAAATTTATTCATTTCTTCCCACTCCCCTTTATTAACTTATCAATATCCATCCCTGCCACCTTGTTGTACACATCAACCTTGGTCAGTCGTCCATACCTCTCGCTGACAGTAAGCGTATGGCCCATAAGTTGATTTCGTACCGTTTCGGTTATTCCCATTGCTTCAAGGTTCTGCCTGTATAAATGGCGCAAGGCATGGGGATAGACAAGCTCCAATTTTATACCTCTTGCCATGCTTGCAGAATCCTTTACATTTTCCCATGCGGTGTGTGTGGTTATAGCCTTATCGGATACAGAAAAAAGAAATTCTTTTCCGTTTTGGGCATCAGCATATTCCTTCATAATTTTACTTAATTTTTTCGGTATGTATAAATCGCGATGGATTCCACCCTTTCCGTTTATAGGAATCCATCTATCTTTTGCATCTGCTGTTTTGATTTGCAACACCTCAAACACCCTCGCCCCTGTGTAAAGCATTGCCATTATTAAACACTTATCGCGTAGTGCCTTATTGCGTTTTGTTTGGGTTGCTCCCTGTTCCATTTCCTTTTCACAAACAGCAATCATGCGGTTAACGTCTTTGTTTGATACAAATTCGTCTATGGCTTGCAGCCTGGTATCAATTTTTGTTTTGGCTAACTTAATGTTGCACCCTTTTTCTAAATTGAGGAAATCAACAAATAACGAAACGCTTACCACCTTGCGCTGGATGGTGGCTGGTTTGGTCGTCTTGTCAACCTTTTTCTTTTTATCTCGACCGACAACTTTCCCTTGCAAGTAATCAGCGTAATCAATCAATGTTGTTTTCCCGATCAAGTCGATGTCACCCACCCACGCAAGAAATTGTTTGACATCAGACGAATAACTTTTGATAGTCGACTTTCCCCGGCCCTCTCCGAGAGAGTAGGTTTCAAATTCTTTCAGTAGTTTTTCATTTTTCAATTATTCACCCCTTTTATTTTCTCCTCATGTAATCTTCGTAAATAGCCGTTTCTACCATTTTTTGAGATTCTATAATTTTAGCCCCTGTTGTGCCTGAAACAAAACTAATTAACATTTTTTTCGACATACCTTGATTAAATTTTTCAACAATTTCTCGTTGCCCTACTTCTCGCGATACTTTCTTTTTCATAAACCAATCACAGGAGTAAACGTACGTTTTCTGGTCGACCAAACCTCTTTACCCCTCTCTTTTTTATGTAATTTTTACCACTTATTTTTTGTTATTTTCTAGTTATCTTGATGCCAAAAAACCTAAAATCGCACTTTTTGAAAAAGTTGAAACCGTTTAAAATCGCTGTAACCCCTGCTGTGTATGGGTTGTAGCGATTTTCAGAAATATCACATAATACTAATTATGTGATATTTTCAAGGGTTTTCCACCACTTTTAGGCAAGTATGATATTTTTTAATAACCGCTGTAACCCTTGCTATGACTAGGTTTGCGTGGTTATGTTTTCCCGATGATGGGAAATCATCTTGCCAAAAGGGTGTTTATACCATAAAATATCACATAACATTTTTATGTAAAAACCTTGCAACCGTTGCTACGACTACGTTTCAACCACATTCAATTTAATTTTTACTTTTTCGAATATTGCCATTTTTTCTATTTTTCAGAAAAACCGTATTTTTCAAGGATTGGAGCGAAATATTTTTCCTCTGCTTCCTTGCGTGCGGCGGCGGCATCTTCGAGTTTGTCGAAGCATCCTAGGTGTATTTGCTTCTGTTGAAACGATATGTATGCAACCCATTTTCTATCTCGTTTACTCCATGATACACCTTTGATACCGCTCGTGTTATTCTTACGTTTTCTGCTTTTCAACATATCCAATCTTGTCCCATCAACACAGACTTTTTCAATTTGTTTTACAAGATTTTCATTGCCATATTTTCCTCCTAGCATTTTTGCTTTATCGTAACCAATTTCACTCCTAAGACAACCGCAAGACTTTGTTTTTCCCCTTATTAAGCTTCCTCTTTGAACATATGAGTAATTTCCACAATCACATTTACATTTCCATATTTTCGTTCTGCTTTTTTTATCTGTTTGCTCAACTGCCACCAACCGTCCGAATCGTTGTCCTGTTAGGTCAACTGCTTTCCTCCCCATGCCATCAACTCCTTATTTTTCATTTTCCACAATCGCAATCATGGTCAACATGGAGGCGATTGCTGTATCAAAATTGTCCTTTATTTCTTCCAAAATAATGTTTCTTTGCTTCATAGTCCCTCTGCTTCCGTTTAGCACTTTATCTTGCAAGGAATCTTTCATCTTTTCAAATGCGTGGATACTGCTTTCAAGTCTTTCAATGCTAACTTTAACTTCAATCATTTTTTTACTCATTTTTCTTCCCCCTCTGGTTTTTCTTCCCAATCATCGCAACCGAAATCACCGTCCACGTAATCTGTCCGATACTCCCCTTTGTCATTTACACATACATATCCCAGCATCATGTCATAATGACTAAACCTGCAGGTTTCGCAACAATCTTTACCCATTTTCTTTCCCCTCTGGTTTTTCGCACCTCTAAAATTCAAGACATTCCTTGCAAATTTACGATTTCTTCTTCAAGAGCATCTATTTCATCTTGTAAATCATTGTTTTCACTTCTAAATCTGTCGTTTTCATTTTTCAATCTGATATTTTCTTTTTTCAAGCAATCTCTTTGATACTTATACTCCTGCATCAACAAAGCAGACCGTCCGCCCCCTCTAGGAAATTCAGATATTTGCGACATCATTTTTGGTATATCATCTTCTTTTTGTGGCAAAACCTCTATGCAAATTGGTTTCATTTCTCCACCCCATTTTCTTTCAGCAACCTATTAATCGCACCGTTGTATACAGTAATGATTGCCAAAAATTCATCCATCGTCAGCATTTTCGCCATCGTATTGCTCATATACATCAGCTTTGTAATTTCTGACACTCCAATTGTTTCCGATTTTGATACCAAATCCATTTCACTCATTCCTCCACCAACTTTCTACCGCACATAGGACAATACGAAAGTTTTAACATCTTAAACAAACAATCATCAGTTGCGATCGAGATACTGTTTTCGGATTTAATCATTACGAAGCTATCTCCCACATTGTTTATGATTCCTCCAGTGTCACCAGAAGAAAAATCACAATACTCGCAACCTTTTTCCCGTTCTACTTTCTCCTGTAAGACTTCGATTGCTAAATCAACTGCATCACATAATTCTTTTCTTGTGCAATGCAAAGGAATTTGATTATTTGTTAATTCCGATTGTAAAATTTCAATCTCATTCATTTTTTCCTCACTCCTTATTAAATTCAATTAAAATAAATACATCTTCCATTCCACATAGCATCTCGTGCATCTTCAAAAGATTCAACAGTGACTCCTTTAAATGTCACAGCATTAAATCTTTTCCTTAATTCTTCGTATCCTCCGAGCATATTACAAACTGCTCTATGTGAACATTTACCACAATCTGCTTTGTTGTATAAATTTGTTTTTAATTCTGAAATCATTTTTCGTAGTTCAAATTCATTTTCGATTTGCTCTCTAAATTCCTTCGTCTTATTATTTTTCATTTCAACCCCTCCAACCATACTTTTTCACTAATTCCTGCATGTAATCATACTTTTTCGCTTTTTTCTTCTTACCGTCAATCTGCTTCAGTCCGTCCGAGCGTTGCCGTTTCTTGCTGTATTTCCAAGCCATGAAATTCCTCCGTTTTCTATAAAAACACCTAAGCTTATTCAATAATGACTTTATGTCCTTGTTTTTCAAGTTTGTTTTTAACTTCTTCTGCACAAATTACCGAACACCCTTTGTTGCAAAATGCTCTTACCTTTTCATCTGTCCACGGTACACTTTCCACCATAGGGCATCCGCTTTTTGGAATTCTCACTTCCATTTTCATTTCCTCCTATATCGTTTTACCAACCTAGGCAAATTCATCATCAACCGTTTTGTTGAACCCAACAAAATGCTAATAATCAAACACACCGTTACCCGATCCGTTTAACTCCAATCTGCTTCTGGCTCTGCTTCTGGTGTAATTTCTTCCGATTCATAATTTGTGTCAATTTCAATTTCTACACCGCTTTGATTTAATTTCATAAGGAATATTTCAAAATCATTCAAATTGCGAATAGAATTGATATTATCAGCATTTTTATAGTCAATCGACCAAGCATTTTCTTTCTCTTCTTCCCATTTCGAAAGGTTTAACTGCACATTTAATTTTTCATCATGCTCACATTCGAAATATACCTCAGACCTTTTGAAAATCGACCAACTTCTGCCCCGTTCCTCTTCAACCGTTAATGATACTTCAACCATCTCATATTCTGGTTTTCCATCTTCACAACACACTTCCAAGCCATCAGTTTCCACGTTTTCAACGACATGTTTTTGCCATTCTCTCCAAATTTCAGAGAGATTAACTTTCTTTCTTCCGCTAAATTCATCTTCTCCCAGGAGGTTCTTAAAATTTTCTAGCAATTTTTTATTGTCAAGTGTTGCAGATTTAAGAACTTCCACCATGATGGCATCCAATTTGACTATATAATCTGAATAATCGTAACTTTCAACATAAGGAATCATCACTTCTTTTATCTTTTTTTGTAGCATTTTCGTTACATCTCCATAATTGCTAAGAAGACCATTTACAGCAAGTGATATACTGTTTTCAAACTGTTCTGATACCATTTTTTCTACCGTTCCATCTTCAAGTTTCTTTGCAATTTCGCCTTTGATGCAATCTTCAATGTTCATCTAAATTCCTCCTAATTTTAAAAGTAAATAATGCCGCCGATACCAATATCGTAACCGTTACCCAATCCGTTTCAGTCATCGGTCACCTCTACCCTAACAAATCTCATGCCCCGTGTTTTCCCAGACTTTTTGTGCGAGATTGAACTGTAAATAATATCCGCAGTCGAGCCAACTCTTTTCGCCAACATGACAGCAGATTTCTCAACCGCCATCGGCAACTCCAATTCATCTGGCGTCACCGCCATGTAAAGCACCATACGGTCACCCCATTCTCAAGCAGTCCGACACATACATATCTGCAAAGCTAACAGTTACACATCTGTCCAGAACCAACTGCCATTGACACACTTGCTTGATTTTATGTAATTTCCCGTTGTATTTGAATTTGCCACCGACTTTATATTTTCGGCGGTAAATCTTGCAAACGTCATCGAATCGGATGTTCCTTTTCGTGTCGGTTTCAATTCCTTTTGGTTTTTTCTTCGTAAGTCCAACAAGTCCAAGCTCACTCATCTTTTTTCTGACTGTTTCGTTATTTATCCGCAGAATTTTACCGATTTCAGTTGGAAATTTACCTTCCCTCGCCAACTTGTCCAGTGCTTTTAACTTTTCATCGTTCCATACTGTTTTCTTCATATTGCTGTCACCTCTCACAATCGCCTGTATGCGATTTATTTTATTTATGTACAAATTATCAACTTAATGGTGAAAGTATCGACTGTCGCAATTCTAGTAGCATAAAACGCTACTCCATTTCAATTTTCGCCCTAAGCATTTCCAGTGCAGAAGTAAATTCCTTTGGAACGCCATTTCTTTCCGATTTTTTCACCCTCTGAATTTGGATAACCTCTTTATTTGGTGTTCCTGGCAACCTGTCGAATTCCATTTTTTCCGCCAACACTCCCATAAATGACTTTACATCGTTCGGCAAAGCATTGAATTCTTTGATTTGTCCTCTTTTGGCCCTATATGACCTCATGAAGTTACTTGCAATCACGGTTTCGATGGAATCCTCGCTTTCCATCATTGCCCACTCTTTCAGCGTGTTGTGACTACCTAGTACCGTCTGGATTTCCACGGGTAGGTTCGCAAATTCCTGTTCGCTGTGATATGTACCATTCCGCACCGCTTTTTTGACCAACGCCCAC